TTACCAAAGTGTGAAAAATAGTGGTTCAAGCTCATCAATTAGAAGTTTATCAACATTTATAAGCGTACTTCTAAATTCATTAATTAAGGTAGCAAAAGAGCTTTCGCCCTGTTTTCCTTTGACGTGTTCTATATATTTTTCTAAATTATCAATAGAATTTAGGCCAATCGTTTGTGTGTTATTATTCCCCACGCTTGTTGATATAGTGTCTCTATTTTCAACATTTTGGTTATTGGTAGTTATATCATCTGTTATATTAACATCGTTTTCGTTACTACCACCATTTGTTATTTTTCTAGCGTTAGTTAAATAACGATTACTTTCTAAATTAGAGATACTGCCTTGGGGCGTGTCGCTATATAAATCTGTAGAATTAGTACCTAGTGTATTTACACTATTTTCATTACGTTTTTGGTTACTATTTCCATTAGTGGTATTTGTTATTTTGCCCCCATTTGTTTCAGTGTTTTTTAAATTTTCAGTTGTAGAGCTGTCACTATTTTGTTTTCCTTTATATTCAAGAACATGTTCAGTGATTATATCTACGTTATAAAGGGGGTTAAATTCATATAAAGCGCTTTTATATAATTCGTTATAATACGGCATTAATTCATTTAAAAGAGTGTCTAAATTTAATTGAAACAATCCAAAAGTTTCGAACCCTATTTCCCTAGTATAAAAATGCTTTAATATTTTTATTTCTAAAGGCGTGCGGTATGTTTCATCAAATATAGGAAAGTCAAAATTAAAAATAATTGGCGCTGCTTGTTTCACAATATCATTTACAGAATTATATCCTAATGATGATGAAAGGCCTATTTTACTTTCACAGATAAATCTTATCTCAGACGTATACTTGCTCATCTTCAATAACCTCCGTGTCATTTTGATATGAATTTGAAGAACGCATTGTGACAGATATATCTAAATCAAACATTCTATTTATTTGTTCAGCCGCCTGTTGTCTTGCGCTTAAGCCCACATATCTTTGGGCAACTACATCACCCATTGAAGATTGTACTTCATCACTGATTACACGTTCTTGTTTATCTACCGTTAGATTATCTATTCCGCAATATGTTAAAGCTTCGTTCCAATATCTTTTTTTCAATTCATACAAATCTAATGCGTTGAATTTTGCTTCTGTATTTAAAGCCTTAATTTCATTAAAATCGCTAAATGCTTTATCACCAAAAATAAACGGTTCGTTCCCGTCATATTTCATATAAAAGTTTTTTAATGAAAGTCTTTGTTTTTCATTACATAATAATAGAATAGGCGTTTTTTGTGCATTAGTATTAATATCTATTGTCCTATCTATTAAATATAGCTTATCACAAAAATAATGAATATCTGCAATACTAGGAGTGTGTGAAAAGTTATTAAAGATAATGACACTATCATCATAATTTAGGTTTTTATTATAACCTGTAGTTGCATAGGCCCGCCGTTTAGTAGGCAAATTATATACATTTAACTGTCCGGAAATAGCAACATTTAAACATAGATAATTTAAAACTTCATCTTTAAAAAATACGCACATTCCTTTGTCAAATAGACATAATTCTAAAAATCTTTCATCCACACTATCCGGCAAATTATGCCATTTATATCGGCTAATCGCCAAATCTCTTAATCGATAAAAATAATAGTCATATGTTCTATTATTTTTTATGGCGCTGTCCCACCTATCATATTTTCTTTTCATATTACCCTCCTTTTTACGGTTGGTTATTTAATGAATAATTCCCGACATTATTTCCATTTTTCCAATAAGTTACCCCATTATTATGTATAGACTTAATATGAGCCATTGCATCAACTGGGATAGAACCGGTAATTGAACAATCTCTTGTTTTTACATAATTCCATTGGGGTCTTGAATGTGTGTTCGGGACTTTTACACGGTCTGTTTGGTAGCCGTATTTATCAAAATAATCATCTAATATTTTAGCATATTCAACTGTAATTTGCATACGCTTAAAATAAAAATCTTTTAAATTTAGGGCAACGTCTACATCTGAACCGCTAGAGCTGCCCCGTCCTTGATTGGGGGCGTTATATGCTTCTAATTCATTCGCGATAGATGAACCTAAACCGAGAGCTCCACCAATAACCGCAGTTGGATTTTCACTTAATAGACCTAATGCAATACTTCCGACACTCCCGATATATCCAACAAATGATGAAGCGCCGTTTTGTGCTAACCATGCCCTATAGTAGTCTAAGGTATAAGGGACTTGAGGAAACGCCTTCATTGAAATTTTTTCGACAATATTTTTATCAAACCCATTGTAATTTAAGGGGATTGCGGCAATCTCAGCATTACAGTTAATAATTCCGTCAATATCAAATGTACAATTATTATAATCTTCAAACCATTCATATCGATAAGTTGCACTTCTACCATCTACTGTTACGCCTATAAAATTATATGGATAGCATAAAAGTTTTTTATTTCTAGGGGTATAATTACCCCCAATATTATTTTGACCGCTTAAAATAAAAGCCTTTTCTCTGACGTTTTTATCAGGTAAAGTTGCAAATTCAGTTGGCATTAAAAATATCGAAATAATACTATCTGTTTTCAAACCTTCTAATAATTCTAGTGCATTATTAACATCAGTGCTAGAATTAAGAGGAGCAGAGAAATATTTAATAGGAGAAAATAGCTCTGTAATAATTGGATTTGTAATATCAGCAATTTCACTAGCATATGCAATAATTAAAGACCAACTATTAAACCATGATGTCCTTACGCTATCATAACAAATAATCGGACCAAAATCGATATTCTCAAGAACAAGGTTTTCGCCTCTTACGTCTGTAGCGCTGTGTTCCCGTTCGACAAAACATTCTTTTAAAGTGAAATCAAAAAACCATGTCTGAATATCATCTATTTCGAAAGTAATTCGTGAAGTATCGTTATTTACATATGTAACGGAGGTAATAAAAGCATAAAACCATTTATTCCCAAAAGCAGTATTTTGATACATTATATAGTTACAATCATAAAGTTTTTCGGAATTAATGCCAATCATTAAAGCTTCGTCATTCCGCTGGTATGTATAATCGTTTAAGCTAAACTTTGTTTTAGAATTGAAAAACGAAAGTTGTGCACTTAAACTTGAAAAATATATTGTATCATTGTATGTATTATCTAATGGTACATCATGCAACACTCTTATAGTTGTGTTTGGTTCAATAACCATTTTATTACCTCCTAGACATTTTACTCGGTAGGTGCAACGGTTGTAATTGTAGCGGTTCCACTCTTTTCAGGGTCATAAACAGATGTTGCTGTTATGGTTACTTGCCCCGCTGTTCCCCCTGTAGAAACACTTACATAGCCGTTAGCATCAACGGTTGTAGTTGCTACATTGCTTTTCCATGTCACGCCTTTAGGCGGGAAATTCGTACCTGTTACAGTAGCGGATAACTGAATACCCTGTCCCTGTGTTACAGTTGCGGCAGAGGGTGAAACAGTTACAGCCGTTACCGTCGGGTCAGCATCTACAAACAATACAGCATTTGCAAAAGGTGATACAGAGAATGTTTTCCATACTTGATACCAATACTGCCAATATAACCCTTCACCGTTATAATCTTCTGTAAACTTATAGAAATTATCAAATATCATAAAGAAATTCCTATCCACGATTACAGCCGGCACTTTAGACAATGCAGTTTTTTCATCCTCAGTAAGAGGCGTATATGTGGTGTATGGGTCGTCTGCAAATAACTTTTGTAGCCTATTATCATCTAAAGTTGAAAATCCGTCAATAAGAATTCTATGGCCCATAAATTCAGCCTTATCCATATTAAAAGAAGTTGCAAGCACTTCTACGCCCATACGTGCCTCGAATTTAGCATCTATTATAACAAACTGGTCGTCCTTTAAAGTGTTCGTATAAACACCCGCCATATTGTTATCTGTTCCTAAAAACTCTAGCATATTAGAAACGCCTTTAATTGTGGATACAACACCTTGAATATTTGTAGCACTATCCTCTGGTAGAGTATAAGGCTTAAAGTATCCATTTGAAATCGACCTTGCAAGCAAATATTTCATAGTCTGGTATTCATCATAATTTGCCGCGGTATACATGCTATCAACTATCTTTGCAATTAAGTCAGTAATTCCTTCCCATGATAAAAATGCCTGTCTTAACTGGTCGTCACTTATTGTGTCTTTATAGAATTTCTGATAGTTAAGTGTGTGGAAGGCACTTCTAACATCAGGAATTTCCCGTTTCATAAAATTAGTTTCAGCTACAGACGGGTCAAACTGATGAGGAGTTGCAATATTTACAAAAATTTCCTCTATGCTTTCACCATATTCCACAAGGCCCTTTTTAAATATCTCCCACGGGTTATAATATGTTTTTGATGTTATAATAACCCTTGCAATGCGGTTATAAAGCGCTGTTAAAAATTCATTTGTTAGTGCTGTATAATTCATTACGATATTGCCAATCTCTTTAATAGAAGCAATATCTTCGCTGTTTGCTCTTGGGACCATACTTCTGTATGTCTCTGTAGCACTGTCATGAATAGCATTTAATATCTGTGCCGAGTTTGCTGTTAAATTAGTTTTTGTTGGTGCTTTTGGCATTTATACACCCTCCTTTTCATCGAATAATTCATCAAATGATACGAATTCCTCTTCGGATTTTGTATCTTCTTCATGCCTATCTACTACTTCGTCCGGAGTAGTAAAAAATCTACTTGTGTATTTAGTGCGCCAATAATCGTCTAAGTCATTATATTTTGTCTCCCAATCTTCACTAATTTGTCTTATGCGTTCCTCATAAGTTGAAGTGTTGTCGGTAGTCGAAATACTATCCTGTATATCTTCATACACACTTAATACATCATCATCATTTCTATCGCCTAAAATTTCTTTTAGCTTTAAAATAATGTCCTCACTTTTCTTTACCAATTAAATATACCTCCTTTTCAAATAAAAATAAAATGGCATTTTATGCAACTGCCCGGGTGGGTCAGGCGGGTCAACCCCGCTCAAATATTTATACCATTCTTGAGCTTGAGTACCTCTAAACGGTTGGTTTAAATCAGTAGGCCGCTCATAATTATATAAAAAAGTCATCCCTAAAGTATAGGGGTCAGCCTCACTCGTTTTAAATTCTTCAAAACTCATTGGATAAGCTGATGTTGATATCCACTGTTCATGCTCTGCAACTTCCCATTCTATCCGCATTAAGTTACTATCCATTTGGGTATAATCCAACCCTCGTTCATTCGCCCAATCCAGATATTTAGATGCAGGGGTCCATTGCGTAAGACCAAATCCTCCATTTAAATTGCCCTCATTTAAATCTTCCCATATCCCCGGATTAATTCCGCTTTCAGTTTGCATATTTCCAAACATTCCAGAGAT